GTATAATCTTCACTTTCAATTGCAAAATCATTATATATTAAATTTTTCTCGTACCATTTTGCATAATGTTGGGAAGCTAAACCAAGTGTTTTATAAAGTTGTTTTGAACTTACAAGTTGTTTTCCGTCTAATTCTGTAACTTTAATTAATTCATTCATATTTTATAATTTTATAGTGAATTACAAATGTAAATATGATAAATTACAATAGCCATTTTCAAACATTTAATATCGAATATAAACTTTTTTTACTTTTTATTTGGATAATTTAATTATTGTTTTATATCTTTGGCTCATCAAAACGAGTCGCAATTCGGTTTGATAGCTGAATTGTATCGTTTTGAATCTTTCCATAGATGACAATACAACCCTACAAAGTCCTGCGACTCCTTTGTGGGGTTTTTTGTTTTTACCCAATACCTAAAGCAAATCGAATAGGAGAGTTTATCGGGGTAACTACGTTTCTGAATCTATTTTAAAGCCAAAATAAAAGAAGCAATGGGCAATCGTTTCCTAAAGTTCTGACGATGCTAGGGGTTTTTACTGAAACTAAATAGAACTAAGATAAACAACAGTAATTGATTTATCCGAACGATGGGGTTTGACAGCGACAAGCAAAATAATTCAATCAAAAATAGGAAATCCCTAGTACATAATTACTCAATTTTTGAGTTTTATGTACTAGGACTTCCTATGCTCACTCAAAAGTTTTTCTTGCTCTTAGCAATTATAGTTTATCAGATATTTATATATAATATTAATCAAAAAAAATCGAAATTTTGAAAACAAATGTAGTAATGATTAGAAAAATGGGAAATTTTGATATTTCTCAAAGAACAAAAGATGGTTATTTTGATGCAAACATTTTGCTTACTCAATGGAATTTAAAAAAAGGAAATTCTAAAAGACAAATGCTTGATTTTTTATCTTCAAAAAAGACAATAGAATTTGTTGAAGTGCTTAATGAAGAATTAACCCAATCCGAAATTTCGGATATGGCTTTTATCCATAAAAAAGGAATAAATACCTCAAAAGGTAAAACAAAAGATGAAGTTTGGATGCACCCTTATTTGTTTATTGATTTTGCTATGTGGTTAAATCCTAAATTCAAATTATCAGTAATAAAATTTGTTTATGATGAATTGATAAAACAAAGAAATGATGCAGGAGATAATTATATTTCACTTTCTGCTTCTGGAATGAAATTAAGAGATTATGATTTTAGAGAAGTTGCAATAGCAATGCAATGGATTGTTTATAATAAAAAAGGAAAAAATTTACGACAATCAGCAACTCAAGAACAACTACAAGAATTAAATGATTTACAAAGTAAATTGGCTTTTTTGATTGATAATAATTATATTACTTCTTATTCACAACTACTTACAGATATGAGAATAATGTATAATAAAAAGTACCAAAAGTTCTAAAATTGTGTTATAAATCAAATACGTTATAATTATTTCTATATTTGTACATAAATATTTTGTAAAATGATTTGGGAAGATAAAATAAAAATTCCGTTTAAGATAACTACAGGCGATGGTAATGTATATTTTCCATTGTGGAAAGGTGGCGAAAAAGAGGTTGAATTTAATACTTCTGACTTTAATTTTATAAATGTTTACGGAACATTGGTTGACAGAAAGCGACCACAAGGAGGAAAATTTAATTTGGTATTTTGGTTTGATGGTGCAGAAAATATCGACCAAGCAGATAACTTTGAGTTATCATGTGATGACCCAAGACAATGGATTGTAGAACACCCAATTTATGGAACTTTAAAAGGTCAACCATTATCAATAAAACGTAATGACGATTCTTTGAATATTACTGAAATTACGGTACCTTTTTGGGAAAGTATAAGTCCCGATTTTCCTTTCTCAAATTTTAGTGTTAAGGATAATACTATGAATCAACGAGATATTTGTTTAACTGCTTTATCAACACCATTTGTTCAAACTGCTTATAGTCCTATTGATGTAGCCACACAAACAGAAAATCTTAATGTAATGATGGCAGAGTTAAACGATTTGCCTGACCCTGCTGTAACGAATTCCTACGGAGATTTACAAAATGCTTTTAACTCTGGACTTCAAGCAATTGATGGACTACTGGCTGACCCTTTAAACGTAATTAATACCGTTCAAGGATTTTTGGAATTACCTGCAATTTACGAACAAGCAATTAAAGGTAGGGTGGCAGCATACGAAAATATTTATTGGAAGCTGAAACAATCACTTGAAACATTGGCTGAAAAAAAGTATTATGAATCAATGGCAGGAACGGTATTATCTTTAATTTCTGTGGTATTGGTTACTCCGATTACAGGCGATTATATTTTGGTTTCTGACGTTAAAAAATGGTTCGATAAACTAAATACTCTAAAAAATGATTATCAAGCCACATTAGACGAAATTAGCGTTCCTATTGGAAATGTGAATAATGCTTATAGTCCTGATGCCGAAGCTCAAATGCAATTGGATATTTTATTTAATTATACTTTGGCTAATTTATATACATTCACATTTGGAGCTAAAAAAGAGAGAATTGTAGTTGTGCCAAAAGATACAAATGTTATTTTATTAACTCACAGATATTTGGGATTAGATGTAAACGATGAAAATATTGATACTTTTATTCAAACAAATAATCTAAAATTTAATGAATTATTCCTAGTGAAAAAAGGTAGAGAAGTGTCCTACACAAAATAAAAAAATATTTTTTTATACCAATGAAATTATGGCGTTTAAAGTTGTTATCGACAAAAATGAAATCTCTTATTTTACTAGTGGTACAATAGAATTAAGATTAGATTCTATTGCTTCCACTTTTGAATTTTCAACCTACTACCAACCACAACTAAAAGAATATCAAGAATTATTCAAGCCGCTTCAATATAAAGATATACAAATCTATAATTCAAAAAATAAATTAATTTTTACAGGAACGGTATTAAATCATCGTTTCAAGTCCGATAAAGGACGTAATTTGATAATTATTTCAGGATATTCTAAATCGGGAATATTGGAAGATGTTTCTGTTCCTCCTAGCTCATATCCTTTGGAAAGTACTAATAAATCGCTTTTAGATATTGCCACTCATTTATGCGGATTATTTGGGATAAAAGTAAAGATGTCTGATCAAGGCAAAAGTATTTCTGATTTAGTTGTGCATACTAAAGCATTAAAGAAAACCAAAGCAAGAAAGAAAAATGACTTTGAAACTTTAAAAGCTAAATCAAATTCGGTATTCGGGCGCACCACTCAAAGTCCTACAGAAACAATTAAGGATTATCTAGCGAAGTTGGCAAGTCAAAAAAATATAGTGTTGTCGCATAATGAATATGGGGATGTACTATTGTTTCAACCCGATTACAATCAACTTCCAAACTATTTTTTTACAAAAGGAAATAGTATTAGTATGCAGTTAGATTTTAATGGTCAAGCATTACATTCCGATATAAACATCGTTAGACAGCCTAGCGATGAAAATGCAGGAGTTTCTACAATAGATACAGCAAAGAATACTTTGGTTGCAAAATATCGTCCTACAACAAAGATAATGAGTTCAGGCGATGATGCTCAAACGCAAGATGCTGCCGATAATGAATTGGCTTCTGAATTGAAAGCTATTGAATTAAGTATTGAGCTTCAGGGATTGTTTGACGAAATTTATCCAGGCGAAATAGTAAACGTACATAACCACTATTTGTATTGTTATGCTTATAATCGTTTCATGGTGGATAGTATTACAATGAAATTTGATGAAAAGTCAGATACCACAACTTTGAATTGTGTGCTTCCTGAATCTTTTACGGGTGGTCCGATAAGAAATATTTTGTACAACCATCAGGATAAAAATTTCTTTATGGAGGAAGAGTTAAACGAACTTGACCATGAATATACAAACGACAAAACTATTTTGTAATTAAATAAAGTTTTCTATATTTGTAGAGATTATTAATTGCAGTTTTAATCATTAAAGATATTAATTTTAAGTTATGTGAGTAGGTGCTGCAATCACCGAAAGCATAACTTTTTTTTGTTATGAGTAATTGTGTATTTTGCCAAAAAAAAGATTATGGCATCGAAATTAAATTGTTTGAGGAAGTTTGTAAACCTTGCAGAAAGCAAATTAAAAAAAGATTTCCTGATGAATATTCTAAAGAATATCAAATAATGTATAGAGAAAAACATTTGCCAAAAATGGGTACTTATCAGAAAAAATATAGGGAAATTAAAAAGCCTATTAATAGAGAATTAAAAGGAATCCCAATAGATAAAAAACCTGAACGTTCAAGATTTTATATTTGTAAATTAGGCGATGATTTTTTAAAAATAGGAAGTACATTTATTGGAAGTGATAGAATATATCATGTAGAAAGGAAAGCAAGGTTACAAGGGCTTTCTTTGGAAATATTATATTTTTTTGATTGTAGAAATGACTTTATAATTAAGCAAATAGAAGGCGTTATTAAAAAAGCATTTTGTGACCCACATGATAATAAAAATAATAATTTTTTTCCACACGAAACAACTAAAATTAATAACCTTGAAAT